ATTTATCAAGCGTCCGGTTGGACGTACACGGGCAAGAGTTCTGCGGTTCCGTTGTGGATGACATCCACGGGATTGCGTGTACACGATCGTTCCGTTTCATCGGGGGGGGTGAAACGGCAATTCGGTGTGATGAGGAAAGCGCACAAACGTAGCGAGCTTGTGAAGCACGATCAGCTTCCAAAGCATCGCTACGTTTTCATTCTGGACAAGCAGGACAAGTTACTTGCTGCGGCTGTCGAGGCAATGCGGAAACCTTACCCAAAACGCGTCGGTAGTGTATCAGTCAGCACGGGTGACCACCAGTCACCAGGAGGCGGTTCAAGCCCGACCCCGGCGCTCCACTCTTGACGCATGAACCGACTCATGCAACGTTGCCGGCGTAGTGAAAGTGATAGCAACATCTTTACGGTCCCGCTGGGAACCCGATGGCAAGGGCCAGCAAACCTCTGCGCTAGCACGTTCACTACAGGGACCGCCAATGTCGAAGCGGCGGGAACTCAAAACCATTCAATTCCAGACCCGGCTTTACTCAAAGCTGGATCGTCTGATTTTGCGCGCTCAATCAGCGACCAAGCAGGATCAAGAGCGATTCTCCATGAGCATAAATCGGGTTCTTGGGAAGCTGGCTTTGGTATCCCGTTCGCATCTGTTCAAGGAGTCGCAAGGCACCATGAACAATCCCGCGTCATTCGCCATCCAGGCGAGCGCATTCGTTGGTCAAGGGTCTGCGCCTTAGAAGAAGCAGCGCGTAGGCCCCTGGCGCTAACGCTGCGCACACGGGCCGAAGGCAGTGCCGGGACAGGATTTCAACCAGCCCGGCTTAAACAAGGGGCGGGTAACCGCCGATGCCGCAGCAAGGCCGCGTCAGAGCCAAAGGATTCATGGTGGCCGTACTGCGTCCGGGGCTGCGCCAAACTTCCACACGACGACTGGCAAGCGCGAGTCCAAACCGCGGAAGGGTGCATCCTCGAAACCGGGGATGCTCTCTTCCGTCGCCGAGCTGACAGCGCCAGTCGAAATCTCAGCCGATGAAGCCCGCTACGAAGAGCACGAGCAAGCAGCGCAAGTCGATTGACTGGAAGGTGCAACGGAAGCGTGAGGCATACTACATGAAGCACGGTCGATTCCCGACACAGCAGGAGCTTGATGTGCCGCGACAACCGCGGCTGATGTTCGGGTTCAACACGTTGAGTCGCTGATGAGCACGGCAGCACATGCGGTTGAATCCGCTGTGGAACCGTCGTAAAGTGGGGGTGACATGCAAACCGAGACAGCAGCGCAGTCGGATCCGGTGAAGCCAGCTAAAGTGCCGGTGACGCGCCGGGGCCAGTCCAAGCCGTACCGCAAGCCCACGGCGCAAGTGCTTGCTGAGCGAATAGATGCTGTGGCGAACATGATGGCCCGTCTGTGCACGCGGTCGCAAATCCACAAGTTCGCCGTGGCGCAGGGGTGGCAAATCCACTGGAACAGCGTTGACCGGTACATGGTTCGTGCGCGAAAACTGCTTGCTGAGCGGTCCCAGATGACGAAGGAACAGGCGCGCGGGATTTGCCTCAATGTGCTGCTGGGCGTGATCAACACCGGTTCACCGCGGGAACGGATTGCAGCAGAGGCTCGGCTGGCGGAGATATTCGGCATCAACGCACCGGCTCGAAGTGAGATCAGCGGGCCGGAAGGCGCGCCGATCGCGGTGGCGGAGAAGGTGGTCATTCTCGAACTGCCGGCGCTGGACGACCGGGCGGCGCAGGACGAAGCTGCGGTGGCCGCGTGGCGGCGGGAACGTGGCGAGGCGTGGCTGGCTGGCCGGGGGGGCGTAGGTATAGCGGACGGGGCGGGAAAACCGCAGGAAGGGGCCTTTGCGGCGCAAGACGGGTCGGTGTCGGGGAACGGCGGGAACGGGCACAACGGGCACGGGTGAACAAGAAACAAACGAAAGGAACAACAGCAGCATGAAGAAGAAGCCGACGCAGATGCGGATCGCGCTGGTATGGGAAAATGAAAGTGATGACTGTAAGTTGCAGATGAGTGTGGCCAATGAGAAAGACGGTACTTGTCACGATATCAGGATCGAGTTGGCCACGGATGACACGGACAAACCGTGGATCAAGCGTGCGATGCGCGAGATCATCCGGCGCGTGAATGCGGCGAACCAACCGGAGAAGCAGCGCCAGGATAAGCTGGAAAAGTTGCACGTATTCATTAACGGTGACGTGTACCCAGAGATAGGAGGATCAGAGACGCGTCAGATTCGTCGTCAGATTGCCGTGGTGGAGCTTTATTCGGATATCCTGGCACGCATCGCGGCATTAGCGCCGTGAGCGAGGAGGTGAACACCCAAATGAAAGGAACGACATGAGCGAGAACGACAGCGGGACGGCGGTGGAGGCGAAGCGGACGAAGTTTGAATACCGGCAACTGGTGCGGATCACGGTTCCGATCGCGTACGAAGGCAACATGGTCCGCGGGATGTTCGGGTGGGTGGTCGGGCCGTCGCCAGGAAGAGACGGGCATTGGGGCGTTGAAGTGGTAGCTGGCAATCGGCATCATTACGTGCTCCACGAGTCGCAGATGGAAGCGGCACCGGTGCCCGTTGATTATCCGGCGTCGAAGCATCCGCCTTCCGCGCTCCGCGTCATCATCAACCAGGGCGGCGTGAAGCGGGTCATCGAAGGGCCGTTCCAGATTTGCCTCGGGCACGAATCGCTTGCGGTCCTGCTGAAGTGCCTGAACGCGGCGGCCGAGAGCCCGGAGTGGCGTTACGGCTGGATCAAGGTGTTCGAGGAACCGGAGTTCAAAATCGACGACAACGTGCCACCGTTGACGTGGGCTGAGGACAGATGAAAGCCAAGCCGTCAATCGCGTATCTGCAAGCACTCCGGGCGCGTCCAGGGAGAATGCCGGAGCGAGTCAAGTATGAGCGTTGGGACAAGTACGAAGCGCGCCTGGACCGGTGGGAAGCGAACCGGCGCAAGCGTCTGATGAAGCGTGACAAGGCCATGAAACCGAGCGAGTGGCGCGCGTTGGTCGCTGCTCGCTGTCTGGAGTGGGCATGAAAGCGATCACCACGGCCGTCCTGTGCGTGGCGGGCTATTACCTGATGCTGTACGCGGCGCTCTGGCTGGTCGGGCGCGTGGCTTCAATGCTGTGAACGCAGACTGGACAAACGCATTGCTCTGCGAAGCGAGGCGGATTGAGTTCCCCAGCCTGATCTACTTCCTCACCTGGGCTACCGCGCTGCGCCGTCTGCGCTGCCTCGGCGTGCGGCTGTGCGCCCTGCGCGGAGAAGTGGACGGTGACTGATGAGCGATGACGCTCTCCGTCTCAAGCCGCAGCCAGGACCGCAGTCGCGGTTCGTCGGCGCGACGGAGGACATCGTCATCTACGGTGGTGCGGCCTATGGTGGCAAATCGTTCGCGATGTTGATGGCGCCGCTGCGCTGGGTTCGCAACCCGCATTTCGGCGCAGTCCTGTTCCGGCGGACCTATCCCGAGATCGAGGCCGAAGGCGGTCTGTGGGATGAGTCCGCCAAGCTGTACCCGCTCATGCAGGGGAAGAAGCGCGGCGGCATGACCTGGGCTTTCCCGTCAGGCGCGAGCATCAGCTTCTCGCACATGGCCGAGGAGCAGGACCGCTTCCGCTGGAAGTCGTCACAGATCGCCTTCATCGGCTTCGATCAGTTGGAGACGTTCACGGCGTCTCAGTTCTGGTACATGCTGTCCCGCAACCGTTCGTCATGCGGTGCGCCGCTGTTCATTCGTGCCACATGCAACCCTGACCCCGACTCGTTCGTGGCGGAGCTTGTCCGCTGGTACATCAACCAGGACACGGGCTACGCAATCCCCGAGCGGTCCGGTCGGCGCCGGTACTTTGCTCGCGACCGGGACGAAATCGTGTGGGGTGACTCGCCGATAGAACTGATGGAACGGCTGGGCCCAGAGTGTGAGCCGAAGTCATTTACGTTCATCAGGGCTACGGTCGAGGACAACCCGATCGGGGTCCGGCAGAACCCCAAGTACGTTTCCAATCTGAAAGCCCTCGGGCTTATCGACCATGAGCAGCTCCGGCTCGGTAACTGGCGGATCAGGGCCAGCGCCGGGATGGTCTTTCGGCGCGAGTGGTTCGAGATTGTGGACGCGGCTCCAGACGGCACGATGGACGAGATACGATACTGGGACTTGGGAGGGAGCAAGGACGGCGACCCGTCAGCCGGTGTGCGGATGGGGCGTGACCGGAACACGGGGTTGTACTTCATCATAGACGTTCGGACAACACATGATGTTCCGCACGTCGTGCAGGAGACGGTCCACAACACCGCGAGTCAGGACGGCCGGCGCGTGTCGATCGGTTTGTCCTGTGATCCAGGGCAGGCCGGCATCTGGCAGGTTGACCACCTGGTCACTGCGCTGGACGGGTACGCCGTGCAGACGCACCGGGAGCGCGGGGACAAGGTCGAGCGGGCGAACGCGCATCTGCTGCTATCGGACGGGGCGTTGATCGGCCAGATGCCGGACCCCGGAGTGACCGACTACTACCGGATCATGCAGCAGAGCAGCGACAGCGCGGTGTACGCGTAAAGATTAATGTTCCCGCTGAGATAATCCCGCATATTGACAGCGAGAGGATGCTTTGCTCCGCCCTCGCCGCCGCACGCGGGGAGGCGTAACCGCACAATCCATCCCGACTCTGAGCCCCGGCCCGACACGCCGGGGCTTTTGCTTTCCTGCGCCCGCCATTGACGGCGCTCCGGTTCGGTGATACCTGTGACGGCATGGTGTCAACTCGCCGGGCCCGCACGCCGAGCAGGGAAGTCTCGAACGTCCCGGCACAATCACCCTCACCCCGCGACAAGCAGATCGTCCGCGCCGAGGAGGATGAGACGGACTTCCACCAGTTCGAGCCGTGGTTCATGCCGCCGCGGCAGTTCATCAACCCCATCATCGGGCTTACGCCCAGGATGGCGGTCTCGCTAATTCTCAACGGGCAGTACGGATACAAGGCCGATCAGCAGTGGACCTATGCGGCCGTCGAGCGCAGGGAGCCCGTGCTGCGCGCGATCAAGGAGAGGCGGCTGTCGGCGACCAAGCGGCTAAAGTGGGTGATCCGCACGCGCGACCTGGCCCACGACGGCGGGAAGAAGCAGAAGCTCACGCCGCAGCAGCAGGCAGAGGTCGAGCTGCAGACCGATGCGCTCAAGCAGGTTTACTCGAAGATCGACAACCTGACCGAGGCTATTGGGCACCTGTCCCTCGCCACGTTCCGAGGGTACGCGCACTGCGAGAAGCACGTGGACGGCGAGGGGTGGATCGTGAAGCTCGAACCCGTACCTCAGTGGTACTGGGCGCAGTGCTACCCGGTTCGCGACTGGCTGTTCAACGTCCAGGCGCTGAACATGAACGCCGGGGCCTCGATCGACCCGGACGCCTGGGTGATCCGAGAGGTCGAAGACCCTCTAGACGAGATCGGCATCTTCGTGTTCCTGCGCAAGAACCTGTCTAAAAAGGCATGGGACCTGTTCACCGAGCTGTTCGCCGTGCCGAGCATCTTCACGCAGTTCCAAAAGGAGACAGCCCGCCCGTCTGACATGGCGGCGGCGCTGGACGTGATCAACAAGGTGATTTCGGCGGGGCGCGGGGCGCTGCCGCCTGGGGTCGAGCTGACGAGCACGGCGAAGCTGGTAGGCGGCGAGTCGCATCCCTTCCGCCCGCACCTGGACTACAACGACCAGGAGCTTGTCATTGCGGGGACGGGCGGCAAGCTCACGATGTTGTCCGAAGCCACGGGCATCGGTAGCGGGGCTACTGGGGCGCACGAGCAGGTGTGGAACGAGATCGCCGAGGCCGAGGGCGAGGAGATATGCGCCGTGCTGCGCCAGCAGATCGACAAGCCAGAATTGGCTCGGCGCGGGTTTCCGCAACCGATGGTCGAGTTCGCGCTGGAGACGCTGAAGCCTGAGGACAAGCTCAAGAACGCCGAGACGCTGGGCGCGATCAGTGCGGCTGGCTACAGGACGACGGACGAGCAGGCGAGCGAGATGCTCGAAATGGAAGTCACGAGCGTGATGGGCGGGCCTGGTGGCGGCGGCGATATGTTCGGCGGCGGAGAGCCGGGGCTGGACCAGGAGCAGGAGGACGAGGACGGTCCGCCTCCGCGCGAGGATGGCGCGAGCGTGGCGGAAGGCGGGGAGCAGGGTGACGAAGCGGAGCCGGCGCAGAACCGCGTTCCCGCGGGCGGCACGCCGGGCAATACGTACCACGACGCACCTATTTCGAGCCCGCCGGCGGCTCCGGGTTATGAAGCAGAGCGACTTCATCCAGGGCGGCAGGAGCAGGCGGAGCGGTTGGACATGATCACTCGTCCCTACACGCCGCAGGGCCCGACTAGTAGCGCGGCGGAGCCGGACCCGATGCCGGCGACCGGCGTTTACCCAACGGAGCGTGCGCAGGACCAGTACCTGGACGTGATGCGGAAGGCGGTGCGCAAGTACCAACGGAGCTTCGCACGCGGCGTGTCGAAGGACCTCGGGCCGCTGCGGGAGAAGGTCAAGGCGATACTCGCACTTGACAACCCCAAGGAAGTGGCAGAGAAGTTGAACGTATTGCAGAATGAACTTCCAACGTTTCTGAAGGCTTCGAAGGCGGCAAGCGCCATCGAGAAAGCGCTGCGTGAAAGTCTTCGTCGTGGCGCTGCAGTGAAGGTGTGATGGTTTTTCTGTCGGGGCCTGTAAGCCCCGGCAGTGGGCGACCTCCTGGCTAGGGATCAGGGTGCCAGGAGGAGGGGTGAATGAACGGATTCCTCATCAGCAAGGGTGGAACGACAGGCGGCGAATTCACGCCGCCCGCTGACGGTCTGATTCAGATCCTGGCAGTCGGCGACTTCCCAAACGCAGAGGCTGGAATAGTTCAGCACGTGGATGCGGTAGCAATGAAGTCGATCATCGCCGACTTCGAGGCACAATCCAAAGCGCCGAACTGGCCTGGGATGTTGGTGGACTTCGATCATTTCTCTCACTCGAAAGAACACCCGACCGGCGCTGCTGCGTGGATTGACTCCCTCGAACTCCGTGATGACGAACTGTGGGCGCACTGGCGTTTGACGGATACCGGGGCGAAGGCGGTCAATGGTGGCGACTACCGGCTCACGTCGTCCGTGCTGGCCGGGTTTGTGCCGTATGACGGCGCGCCGAGCGAGAAGCACCTGCGCCCTACAAAGCTCTTGCGGGTCGCCCTGACCAACGATCCGAACATCAAAGGCATGGCTCCGGTGAGCAACCGGGCTGACGGCACAACTACAAATACGAAAGACACGACTATGGCTGACACGACAGCACCGGCACCCGCGACTGGGTCCGTGAACCACAAGCAACTGTTGATCGAGCTTCTGAGCCTGTCCGAGGGGGCGAGTGACGAAGACATCATGAAGGCAATCGAACTGCTGAAGGCCGACGCCGAGGCGGACGCGGGTCCGAACCCGGACAACGACGGAGACGAGGGGACGCATCCCGCGGCGGTCGAGAACCGTTCTGACGTGGAGGAGCTGACCGCGCAGGTCGTGGCGCTGAACCGCGAGGTTGCCGAGGCGAAGGCCGAGCCGTTCTTTGTTCTGGTCGGCGAGGACAAGGACGCCCGTGCCGCGCTGGTCAACCTGATGGCCGAGAACCGCGCCGAGACACTGAAGGTGTTCAAGGCGATAAAACCGCAGGTGGCGGCCGAGGTCGTAACCAAGAACCGCGGCGATGAGAGCACGGCGGCCGTGATCACGAAGCCGTTCAAGCCGGCGTTCAACCGGTCGGTGCAGCCCGCGCCGGGCGGTGACCAGTCCGAGGTCGGCGGCGGGGACGCGGAGAAGGCGGCGAAATCCATCCTCGAGAAGGCGCAGGAGATTTTCGCGGCTAACCGGGACACCGGGATGACGTTCAGCCAGGCGTGGACCGAGGCCGAGCGCAAGGTCTGCAACCGGAACGGTGCCGGCGCGGCGGCGAACGCTACGACCGCGAAGTGACGGCGGGGCGATCGTAAAAATCAACACAGCAACCAACAAGGAGAACATCAGATGAGCAGCATCAGTGCATACATGCAGTCTGGAACGGTGAGCGGGAAGTTCGTGGCGATCGCCTCTGGCACGCTCACGGACAAGGAGGGGTACTTTGTCAAGCCGACGGGGTCGATGGTGGGGAGCTACATGGAAGTGGCGATTTCCTCGGCGTCTACCGACACGCCGGTTTACCTGCTGAACGCTGGGGCAGCGGCGGCAAAGCCGGTCGAGATCATCGCGCTCGATCCGGACACGCAGCAGAGGGCGATCATCAGCGGCACGTGCACGGTCGGCGGTGTTCTGACTCTGGCCTCGGACGGCCGGATCAAAGCCTACGCCTCGGCGTCTGACACTGTTGTCGGGACGGCCGAGGAGGACGGCGTTGACGGGCAGTGGGTCAAGTTCCGCCCGTACAAGCTCGGCGCGTCCACGGCGGTGGCGGTCCAGACGAACGGGACGAAGGTGGCGGCTGGTTCGAGTCAGACCGACGCGACGGCGATCACGGCGACCGTGACCTACGTCACCGGCGCGGATGGGGCGACGGGCGTGAAGCTGCCGAGCGCGGTGGCCGGCGCTCACTACGTCGTCTACAACAAGGACGCGAATGTTCTATTGCTGTACCCCGGAACCAGCGACTCGATCAACAACCAGTCGGCCAACGCGGCTATCAAGGTCCCAGGTTGGAGCGTGGCGATCTGCGACGCGACCGACACCACGGTCTGGGCTGTTGCCATCGCGAGCGAGTTCAACAACGCATCCAGATCGGTAGTGGCGATCACTGGTGCCGGCACGTTGACCAGCGATGCACAGGCGATCACCGAACAGCCTGGGTGCGTGCTCTCTGCCAGTGGCGCGAGCAACTCCGGCATCAAGCTCCCTGCCTCGCTGGCCGGGGCGGAGTACACGGTCTTCGTGACCGGCGCGAACACGATCAAGGTTTGGCCGCCTGCGAGCGGAACGATCAACGGCGGATCGGCTGACGCTGCGGTTTCCGTGGCGACGAAGACCCGGACGATCCTGACCTGCCTCGACGGCACGGACTGGAGCGCGAACGAGATCCCGGCTGCCTAACCAGACGACGAAAACCAACTGACGAAACACTCCAAGAAAGACGAACAATATGGCAGCCACCGGAACACAACTGGTCCAATTCACGCCGAACCCGATGCTCACCGAGTACGCGTTCGGTTTGCGGCAGTCGATGCTGTCGCCCGTCGCGAACTTCATCGCCCCCACGGTCGAGGTCGATACGATGATCGGTCGGTTCAAGAAGTATTCGCGCAAGCACGCGTTCAAGATTCCCGAGACGCGTCGGTCCGTCGGCGGGTACGCGACGGAGATCACCTTCGGCGCGGAGGACGGCACCTACTCGTGCGAAGCGCATGCGGTAGACGTGCCCGTGGATAAGCTCGTCGAGCAGGAAACCGAGACGCTCCAGAACTGGATGCGGGGCGCCGCGGACATGGCGGCCGAGGTTGCCGCGCTCCAGCACGAAAAGCGGGTCATCGACCTGGCGCTGGCCGGGATCAACAGCGGATCGACGAACGCGACCATCAAGCCCTACCACAGCACGACGCCGGATGACCCGGTCAAGAAGATCGACGACTACATCCTCGAATGCCTGAAGGCGGCCCGCACCGGCGGCACCACGGGCATCCGAGTGCTGTTCGGTGCGACCGCCTGGGCGCTCATCAAGAACAGTCCGAGCATCCGTAACCGCGTCATCACGTCCGGTGCAGGCGGTCCTGCGGTGACCGGCGGCCCGGCGACGGCGGCACCGAACGTTACGATCGACACGATGAAGTCGCTCCTGTTCGGCAACCCGGAGTGCAAGCTCTCGATGAGCGTTTACGACAGCGCCGCTCCTGGGGTGACGGATGTCCCGACGTTCTGCCTGGACACGGACGTGCTGATCTTCCCGTGCAACTCGAACCCGACCATGTTCGACCCGTCGTTCATGAAGACATTCCGGCTCCGCGGGAACTGGATGACCCCGGGGACGTACATGCGCGCCGACCAGCGGGTGCTGGTGGCCAAGTTCGACTGGGTGTCTGATGTGCAGGTCGTGTTCGGCGACGGGGCCCGGCGCATCACCGTCAGCGCGGCGACTTTGTAAGTCACGGTCATAGGGGATGCGCACAGGGCCGGGAGCGGGGCGACCTGCCCCGGCCTTTTAGACAAAGGAACACGATGGCCTGGCGCGCGATCACCGAAGCTGACCTGCTCGAATACATGAGCGGTCAGGAGGTCGAGTCATTCCGAAGGGCCACGACACGCCCTGGCGAGGCCGATTCGCTGCAGGGCATCATCGACAAGGTGACTACGCTGGTTCGGGCGAACATCCTTCAGTGTCCGCGGTACACGCTCGGCGGCGACGGGTTCATCCCGGAAGTCCTGATGGACGCCGCCTGTGCGATCTGCGTCA